ATTTCGTTCACGTGTTATTATAGTTTCTCCAATATCTCTCGACAGTTTTAAATTAATTTCTTTACGATTTGAAATAAAATGCCATCTATGATCTAAATATAATGTTTTATGCTGATATGCCTTTTTAATAGATGTAAATGATGAGGTAAAATTATTATATTTAAAATCTCTTGTCGCTTCTGTAATACTATCAAATACATAAACAACTGTTTTTAAGTCATCTTTATGATATACTTGAACTATTGGACCAGTTGAATTGGCGTTTGTTTGTGATAATTGTTCTTCATTAACCGGTTCTTTAATATTATCATTACTAATTACTTGTAATTTAATATTTTCTTGTTCAATATTTTCAATTTGAAGAATCATTTTTTCTTCTTTTTCTGGTTTATCATGTATTTGTGTAAACTGTGAAGTAATTTTATTTAATATATTCATAACTTCATCATAATTTTTACAAATTGGAATTAATGAAGAGACTAAATCTATTTTTTTTTCTTCAACACGTAATTTAATTACTTCAATACTATTATATTTATTCATCTCATTATTGGTAAACTTTACAAGTTTTTCGTATTCTTTTTGATTTGGAATATGATATGATTCCGTTGAAGAAACTTTATTATTTATTAATCCTGTATATTTATATTTTACAAGTTCTGGACTATTATGTAAAAATTGTTCTAAATTATAACTATCTTCACATACAAATACATTTAAAACAATACATTTTGAACTAAACGCAGTATTTAATGCGGGTATTCTTGTTTCAATATCTTTTGACCATCCAACTTTCATTATAAAACTACCATCATGAAATGATTGTAAAATACAAAAATATACCAAATTTTTTTTCCTATTATATTTAATCAAAAATTCATGAGTTTTAAATTTTTCCAATTCTGTATTTTTATAATGTAATTCGGTTATTGTTGATTGATTTTTAGTCGTTTCTTCTTCTAATTGTTGTTTAAGTTCTTCATTTTCTTTATTTAATTTGTATTCACCATTTAAACGAATTTCTTTTATTATTGTAAATACCCAATTTTTAAATGTTTTTGCTATTGGTTTTCGCGATATAAACAAAACATTATATAACCCCTTTTCAGTAAGAAATGTTATATTCGGATTTCCAGAAGTTCCGTCGTTAATAACTACAGAACTTTTTTCAGTTTCGTCAAAATCTTTTATAGTAGATCTAATATTACTTATTTCCAATATCTCTCCAATATCACTTGCTCTAAATAATGGGTCATTATATGTCCCCTTAATTACAATTTCAGTGTGTAATTGATTTGAATTAAATGCCTTAACAATTTCCATAATCTGTAATACTATATATTACAGTATTTCTTTAAATGGTTTTAATAATATATTATTTGATTTATATTTTATAATACATTAATTAATAAAATTATTAATTTTGAATTTATATAATTAATTAAATGATAATTTGGCTTTATGATTTGTTACAAAATAAAAATTATTATATAATTCATTTTTATCCAATATTTTATTAAGACTTTTTTCACTCATTGAAAGATTTTTATAACAATCGCTTTTATTAATAAATTGTTTTATTAATTCTTTATCAGAGTTATATTGTTCAATACAAGTTTTATATAAAAGAATTTCATTATTACAAAAATCGTCTTTTAAATTATCACAACATTTATCATATAATATATAATAATTGTTATTTAATAATTTATTATCTTTTACTGCCGTTTCTAATGAGTTTAATGTTATAGTTGTTTTATTTAATTCATAAGCAGATTTTCTATCTAAATATACATTTATTATCTCGGTTTTTTCTTTATTTAATTTTGCGATATACCCAAGATTTTGTAATCGCGTTATTTTAGTTAGTTCTAATTGTTGTATTGTATTTGGATCTAAACTTCTATCTATAAAAGCCCACCTATAATCATTATAAATAGTATTTTCTTTAACAGCTTTTGGTATGGAAGATGATTTATTTTTAACATTTTGAGTACAACAATCCGCAACTGATTCATACACTTTAACTATTTGTTGTAAATTTTCAGGGTTTATCATTTGAAGTCTTGGACCAACATGAGGGTCTTCTTTACCAAATTTAGTGTGGGTTTTTGCTTCCATACTCATTATTTTACTTATTATTTCTTTGTTGAATTTTTCCGTTTCTTTATTATAATTTTCTATATTTTCTAATTTTTGTAATAAATTATTATTACTATTTAATAGGTCTTTTATTATATTTTCATCAAGGGGGTTTGAGTGTGTTGAAGTGTTATATTTGTTTAATTTTAAATTTTCATTTTCTAATTTTAAATTTTCATTTTCTAAATTTAAACATCTAATTTTACTAAAACAATCATAATCATTAATATTTAATTTAATTATTTCTAATAATTTTGTATAAGATAAATCTTTATCAATCAAAAATAATTCATTTTCTTTTTCATGGCCAATTAAATCCTTAACAATACTTGGTCTTATATCTTTATGTTTATGTAAAAATCTCTCAAATTTACCAGAATTGCTTACTAAAAAACAATCTAATATAATAATATCATTTCCGTTACCATATGACTTTTTATGTTCCTTAAACCGTTTTTCAACACCTTCTCTTGATTCTCCAATTCTTACAATATATGAACCATTTTCATTTTTTTTTACTCTAATTACATATACTAACGAATCTTCTACTTTGGCAAAATTGGATAATAAAATTTTATGCTTTTCCATTTCTGGTATAGTTTTTAACTCAATTGTTTTTTGGTCTAATTCTAATTTTTGTTGCTTTAACTGATCTTTTAACTCTGTTCCTTCTTCTTCAAGAGTTTCTTGTAATATTTCTTCCATCTTTATATAATATTCGTGAATTTCTGATGCTTTTTTAGTTTGAGATTTTAAGCATAATGATTTAAAACATTTAATACTTAACATTATTTTTTTAATGTTTTGACCACCATTTTTTTTTTCTTCTAAAACTGCTAACGCAATCGCGTAAGCGGATTTTTTATAATCTATATCAATAACAAAATGTTTTTCTAATACTGTTGTAGCGTGTTGTTTTGTAGAAAATCCCATCCATTTCCATATATCATCCATATCAATTTTAAATTCCTTTTTATCGTAATTTAAATAACAATAAAAGCTACTTATAAATATTTGTTGTTCAAAATCAGTAAAATTCTCTTTGATTTTACTTAACAATTTTGAGTTATATGTGTTTGTAAGCTTTGTAATTGGATTGCTCTCAATAAGTTCAATGATATTTAAATGTTCCATACGGTTATATATGTATATAAGGCATTCTCTTTAAGTTCATTTCCGCTTTTATATATATTAAAAGCAGTTTGTTTTTATATCAATATAAAAACAAATTATTTAGGTATAATAATAAATAATATAAAATGACACCATATAAGGTGTTTAATTACTGTATGCGAGACCACCCATTCCACTCATAATACGAAGAACGTTGTAATTGGTAGCATAAACACGGACTTTAGCAGTCTTTGTTCCTTCAACCGTAGCATTTGAGAGCACAAGTTGGAGTGTCGCATTATCAATTCTTGAGAAATTACATGTGCCTGAGGGCTGATGTTCCTCCGGTCGTAGGGCAAACGAATAAACGTTAATACCTTCATCAGGGCATCTGGTATGCGACTGGAAAGGCTGGACCCATGAAAAGTATGAACCTTCACGTTCAGAGAAACGATCCTGTCCGTTGAGCTGGAGCTTAGCAACAACGACTGGGTTCTGTCCCCAACAATGCATGTCAATGGAGGTTTCAGATAAAACAAATGTTCCCGCGTCAGAGACGGAAGAGTTGTTCAAGTGATTTCCGCCTTGAAGAGTTGCTTGGTCGGCAACACCAACAGAGGCAAGTGCTGCGGCAAGATTTTGGTTGGGGTTGTATCCAACTTGTTGTCCTCCTAGATTTGCTTCATTGTATTGGTCGTTTGGTCCATGCCAGTATCCAGTGAAATCAGAAGGAGTAAATGCATCCATTGCACCAGCATCATCAAAAAGACCACGTGCATCAATGTAGTTACCCGCAGATACTTCTGATGGTCCACCAAAGGCATGTATGGCGTTTGGAAGAGCATCAATGGCATCAGTATAATTGAAGGGTTGAGCTCCAAGAACCTTGAAGAGAAGAGCATCACATAAAAGAGCGGAACAATAATCAACGTTCTGATCTGGCTGTACGACCCAAATTAACTCCTTCACGGGATGGTTAAAATTTAATTTTATCTTATTACTTGAACTTCCAACAGATTCATCACCTGTAAACTGGAGTTGGGAGATCAAATACTCATGAGGGTTTTGTGCGAAACGTCTACGTTCATCAGTATCAAGGAAAACATAATCAACATAAAGAGAAGCAGCTACAAGTGACTGATTATAGGCAATTGTGGCTGAAACGGCAGATCCAACATTCATTTGTGTGGCACCAGCACCATTTCCGGCAGTGTTGCAACTGAGCGATGTAACTGCCCAGAGACATTCATCAATCGGGCGGAGATCGAGATTGATTTTAACTTCGTGATACTGTACATCACGATATATACCCCACCTTTCGGTGTATTTTTGTGTTTCAAGAGGGAGTAGACTATATCTTAAGTTATCATGGAAGTTGATTAGACTTCTCAAACCCATTATCGTTTAGTCGTTGAACCGTCCTCATGTCCTTATCATAACGGATTTAGAGGCTTGGCTGCGGATTGTCCATTTCAGGCATTTTAATGCCTTCATCTGTGGGATTTTTACCATACCTGAGTTCATTATCTCTCAGCCATCTTAAACTTTCATTTAAGATTTGGTACCCATTAAATTGATTGTATTTAGTATTGAAACGATTAACATTAACAATATTATTAAAGTAGTAATGTAGTTGTAGTTTTGCTGATTTACTTTTATTTTCAAAGCAAGAAAGTGATTGTAAATTAGTCCAATTAAAACATATATATTTATTTATTTCATTATTGAAATTAAAAGCATTTATAGGAAGTATATGGTCTATTTGCCATATTTTACCAAAATTATCCCAATTCATATTTCCATCGAAACGAAATTCAAGCCATTTTTTTAAAAAATCAATATCACATCCAATCATAGTATGATATGATGTTGGAATACCTTTTAAAATTTTATGGATTTTACTTCTTATAACTTCGCTTATTTGAAAATTTTTATTAGTTAGTCTTTTTTCTTTGGTTTTTATACTTCTTATTGATAAATATTCTTTATTTTTTATTCGTTGATGCTCTTTAATTTCAGGACGATTTCTATATTCTTTTCGTTGGTTATTGATTATGATTGAATTATTTTCACGATATTCTTTATTTTTAATTAAAAGTTCATTTTTATTATTTTCATAAAATTCGTGTTGTTTTATTTTAATTTCTTCTTTGTTATTCTCTCTATAAATCTTTCTACATGATTTACAATCATATCTATAACCATCAGGACTACATTTTAGATTTCCAAAATTACTTAAATCTTTTAATATCTTACATTTACTACAAGTTTTACTTGTTATTGTTGTCATTACTATCTTTACTACTTGTATATTCTTTAAATACAAATCAATTTTATTTTTTACAGCTTTAGGAGTTTCCCGAACAATTTGAAAATGTCGCTGCTCGTTGTTTTAGCAACAAGCAACTAGCATCTGGGGATGACAAAAGTCATTCTGAGCCCCGAACATATTTTCCCTAAAAAAGTTCTCAGATTTTTTAGGATGGATACTTTTCTGCCCTACAGTATTCAAGGCAATAAGCGGAAGAGCCAAACCAGGATTGGAGTTAAACCAAAACTGAAGAGGAATGTAAAGAGTTGTCTCTGGAAGTGCATTACGAGGAGCACATACTTGACGGGGTGCTAGAGAGTCACATGGTCCATCAATTTCGGCGAATGAAGGATCAGTGATGAATGTAAGCTGAGTGGTATTTCCAATCATCTTGAAATATCCACGCTGTTGCTCGGCAGTCATTGTGAGTTGGTTCCATATATGCATCCAATCCCCATATTGCCTGTCTATGCGTTGACCTCCTATTTCAACCTCAACCTGAGCTACAATCTGCTCTCCAGGGAAATCTAACCAACGAGCA